GAGCTAGCCGCCAAAGGAACGCCCGACAACTCTGCTAACACTGCGAAATCAGTGGCAGACTTAGTCATGGTGGTCGAAGGCTGGCACCTTCGCTCAGGTAAGAACACTAGGGACGGCCGTCGCATTATGGCCATCTCCACCGGCTCACTTATAGACGAAGAGTACACCAAAGACCGCTTTCCCTTCGTCTTCTTGCACTACGCCCCAAGGCTTGCCGGCTTCTGGGCTCAAGGTGTAGCAGAACAGCTCATGGGTACGCAAATGGAGCTTAATTCCATCCTGTACACCATCAGCCAAGCTATTAAGTTGGTAGGCGTACCGCGCATCTTCCAAGAAGAGAGCTCCAAGATATCGACCGCCTCCCATAACAACATGATTGGAGTTATAGTAAAGTATAGGGGAACACCGCCCGAATATACAGTCGCTCCCTCTAACGCTCCAGAACTGTATGCAGAGCGCGACAAGCTCATCGCCTATGGGTACCAGCAGTGTGGCGTCAGCGCCCTCCAGGCATCGTCACAGAAGCCGCAGGGCCTTGACTCTGGCGAAGCCATCCGCACTTACGATGACATTTCCACTGACCGCTTTGCCTCTCTCAGCCGTCGTTATGATAACTTCTATGTTGATCTTGCCTACCAAGTCATTGATTTAGCTAAGAATATCGCAGAACGCACAGGCCGTTACTCCACGGTGTACCCCGCTAAAGACGGCACTAAAGAGATTGACCTTCCCAAAGCTACCCTCATCATGGATAAGTTTATTATCCAGTGCCTCACGCAGTCATCTCTCCCCAAAGACCCAGCTGGCCGCCTCGCCAAAGTGACAGAAATGGCGCAAGCAGGTATGATAACGCTCCAGGAAGCACGCAGACTCTTAGACTACCCGGACCTTTCTCAGGTCGAAAAGCTTGCTAACGCTGGCCAAGAGCGCGTATTCAAGGTCTTGGACGATATCGTCGAGACAGGCAAATACTCCCCACCAGATCCGTTCATGGACCTCGCCTTCGCCAAGACGACTGTGGTGCAGTATATCAACCTCCACGGCCCTGCCAAACTTGAAGAGTCCAAGCTACAATTGCTTAGGGACTTTTACACACAAGTGTTGGACTTGTTGCAAGCGGCACAGCCGCCTCCGATGGCGGGTGCTCCAGGCGCTGCGCCTCTGGCCTCCCCCCAAGCTCCTCCAACCTCACCCCTATTACCTAATGCTCCAGGCGGCCCATCACAGCCTCCACAACAATAAATGCAAGCTAGCTAACATACAAAGGAACGAAAATGAACATCCAACCCAAGGTTGCGCCTACGGGCACGCCTACGATCTCTCTTAACACAGGCTCAGAGAAGCGCGCAGCGGCTATAGCAGCCTTCCACAAAGCCTCAGAAGCCCCCGCACCGACGGCACCGAAGCAAGGCCAAGCGCAAGAGCTACCGGTGCGAGATGCCACCAATATCTCCCCAGAAGAGATGAGCGCCATTGCACCACGTGCGCAAGCACCGGAACCAATCCAAGAGGATTTGGGACAACCGGATACCATTGAAGCCACAGAAGAGAAGCCCGTTGATCCGGTATATGAGCAGCTCGCCCGTCGCGAGCGCGCACTCCGGCAAAAAGCTCGTCAACAAGAGCAAGCATTTAAGGCGCGCGAAGACGCCCTTAAAGCTAAAGAGGCCGAATTAGCCTCTAAGGCTATGGCTCCCTCTACTGATCTATCTAAGTATATCCAAAAGGATATACTCAAGACCTCCCCTCTGCAAGCACTCGCTGAAGCTGGCCTGTCATACGACGAAATCACCCAAGCAATCCTCAACCAACAGCCCTCGGATCCACGTGTTGACGCTACGATCAACCGCCTTGAGGCTAAGATTCGCCAACTCGAAGAAGCTAACGAGAACGGCCAGAAAAGCCAGCAAGCCCAACAACAGGCTCAATACGATGCCGCAGTGAAGCAAATACGGGAAGATGCTAAGAAACTCGTCTATACGGACCCTGAGTTTGAGACGGTGAAAGCCACCAACTCAGTCAACGACGTCGTCGAACTCATCGAAGAGACATACCGTAAAGACGGGACACTCCTTGGTGTCGAAGAAGCCGCCAAGATGGTAGAGGACTACCTCTTGGAAGAGGCGATTAAGCTTACAAAGATTGACAAGATTAAGAAACGCCTTAGTGCATCGTCTGCGCAGACAAGCACTAAAGCACCGGCTCAGCAACAAGCCGCCTCTGCTCAACGGCAGCCACAAACGATGAAGACCCTATCTAATGCCGCAAGTACTTCTCGGCCGCTCAGCGCGAAGGAACGTGCCATTCTAGCATTTCGTGGGGAGCTAAAGTAACGACATCGATAAAACCCGTTACTAAGCAATATCTATAACTTAACTAATAGGAGTAGCCAATGGCTGCTATTTACGCTACTAGTGCCAACCAGATTGCGGCACTTAAAGAATTGTACACGGACGACAAGGAATACATAAATTAATTGTGTCGCCATCAGGCAACTGGTGGATGAAAACTGTCCAATATCGGTGAAAGCTGAGATGCCAATACCGAGAGAAGCTTAAAGCTAAAGATTTTAAGCCCTTGTAACGACTAGTATCTGATCCCGTAGATACGGACTAAAATGATACCACGAGTGGACGGCACCCCAAGAGGGTGATAAGATAGTCTGAGCTAGCATAAAGGATATTATGAAGCTCTGCACGATGTGCAAAATAAGCAAGCCAGAAACAGATTATTACAAATCTGGCAAAAGTTCGGAGTGCAAGGAATGCGCAAAGAAAAGAGCAAGGCTCTATCTTTATCCGAATCAGGATGCTCCTAGAGGACAAAAGTCTTCAGAGCAGCGTAAAGCGACCCAAGCTCGTTACCGAGAAAAAAATCGGGACCAGATTAGGGCCGGGCAAAGAAGGTATGTTAAAGAGAATTTGGCTAAAGTATTAGCCAGAACTCATAAATACCAAGCCCAAAAGCTAAACGCAACTCCTAAATGGCTTACTTTTGAACACTATAGGCAGATGCAAGATATCTTCTTAAAGGCTTCTGAGCTTTCAAAAAGTTTAGGACCTCACGAAGTTGATCACATAGTTCCACTTTGCGGAGATAATGTTTGTGGCCTGCATGTTCCTTGGAATTTGCAGATATTGCCCAGAGCAGAAAATCGTCGCAAATTTAACAAATGCTAGAAGCGCTGGATAAAGAGCCGGGCGCGATAACATATCTGGAAAGACCTTGTCTATAAAGAAAACCCGTTCTTGGCCCTTTTGCCCAAGAACGAAAGCCCTTCCTAACCGTCGGGGCTTTATTTTCCCGCTCAAAACAACTAACTAGTTGATATTTGGACGGATTCGCGGGAAAATACATTCCTAGAGGTATGGGAATGTAAAATTCTCCAGTATCGGGGGAAGCTGAAATGCCAATCCCGAGGTAAGCTCAAACAGTAACGATTTTGAGCCACCGTAGAGCGTAGTACTTGAAACTAGCCCCTAAAAATGCTAGAATAAAATAGTGCCAAGAGTGGAGAACAAGATGAAAATTCTTGATGATGTACGCCGAACTGATACGAAAAAATGCACGGGTTGCGGAAAGTTTGAATCTTTAGACAAATTTTATACATCTGCCAAAGAAAGCAGATGTAAAGAGTGTGTCAAAAAGAAACGCAAACAATATTACGACGAAAATAAAGAAGTCGTAAAAGCTAGGGTAACTAGCTACCGTAACCGGAATCCCGAAAAAATAAGGGATACAAAGCTGAAGCAAGCATATGGAGTAGGCTCCGCCTATTTCGACGCCAAGTTAAAAGAACAAGGCGGTGTTTGCGCAGGTTGTGGACAAAATCGAAAGGTTTTGTGGCGTGGAAAAGAAGTTGCTATGGCTTTGGATCACGACCACGGTACTAAAAACCCTAGAGGCGTTCTCTGCATTAAGTGTAACCGGGCTTTTGGCTTGCTTGAAGAAAATGTTCAAACAATGCTAAACCTAATAAAGTACACTAATAAGTATCAGAAGGTCGGATAAAAAGCCGGCCGATAACAGGGCTAATAAGCCCATTTGGTACCGATCGAGTTTGGAACGCCACAGGGCCGTTCGCATAGTTTCGCGAACGCTCAGAACCAACAAACTGCGAGCCAATTGGCTAGCTTCTTCGTCTATGTGATCGAAGACTACCAACTCGTTACGATCACCAACCTCCTTATGGAACAGACGAAAACGAACGCGGGCGCGTTTGTGGACGCTGCAAAACTCCAAATGGACGGTGGTTTCCGTAACTTGACGAACAACATCGCGTTCGAACTGTTCTCGGATGGTTCTGGCACGCGCGGTTTCATCGGTTCGGCTACGGCTGCTGGCTCGGTTTACACGATCACGTTGGCGAATATCCAACAAGTCGTGCAATTCGAAGTCAACATGCTTTTGGTAAACTACTCGTATGCGGCTGGCGTCATTTCGGCTCTTTCGGCAACGACGGGCCTCGTTACGTCTGTCAACCGCGCTACCGGCGTCATCACGATCCAAGCGTCGGCTATTGATGCTTCGTGGACGACTGCTGGAAACGGCCTTGGCATCTCTGGCGATATCGTCGCTGGTACTGTCAACACCGGCTCGAGCGAGTGTCTTGCTGGCCTCGGTGCGTGGATCCCGACCGCTACGCCTCCTCCGACGGACAGCTTCTGGGGAGTTAACCGTTCGGCTGACCCGACTCGTCTTGCTGGCTGCCGTTTCAACGCGCAAGCCTACACGATCGAAGAAGGCATGACGAACGCCCTGGCGTTCTTGAACCGTGAAGGTGGCAAACCCGACCTTTGCATCATGGACTTCGCTTCGTACGCTGCACTCGTTAACGCCCTTGGCGCTAAAGTGGTATACGTTCAAGTCAACCATGACGAAGTGGAAGTGGCTTTCGAAGGTATCACGTTCCAATCGGCTTATGGCCGCGTGACCGTGCTTGCCGACCGTAGCTGCCCCCCGCAAACGGCCTACCTGTTGACGATGAACACCTGGAAACTGAGAAGCTTGGGCAAAGTGCCTCATATTCTCACTTATGGCATGGAGGGATTGGAGGGCCTGCGTGTCGGTACTGCTGACGCGTTGGAGATTCGGATTGCTTACTACGGCAACCTCATTTGTTCGGCCCCTGGGTGGAATTGTGTCGTAAGTTTGAGTGCTTAGGCACTTTGATGTCTAAACTTTAGACGTCTTAAACCCGGACTTAAAACCTCCGGGTTTTTTTATTCCCTTTTGCTTGACATAAAGAATGGAATGATTTAGTATTAGAGTAAGAAAGAGAGGGCTTTATGGTCATCTACAAAATCTCTAATACGGTCAACGGTAAGCTTTACATCGGTCAAACTACGGGCAAGCTAGGAGACCGATGGGCAGACCATAAGCGCTACGCTAGACAAGATGGGTCACGACAGACGGCATTATATAGTGCGATGCGCAAGCATGGCATTGAAAACTTCCACGTTGAGCAGATTGACTCAGCAACTACGTTGGACGAACTGAATATCAAAGAAGAGACCTATATTAAGGCCCTTAATACGGTCGCCCCAAACGGGTACAACCTTGAGCTTGGCGGTAAAAACAAGATGTGCCATGCCGAAACGCGCGAGAAAATAGCGGCCTCCCTCAAAGGCCGCCCTATCAAAAACCGGATGAACGGTGCCCCTAAAGGCCGCCCCGTCTCAGAGGAGCGACGCCAGCGCATCAGCGAGACCATGACCGGAGTTGCCCAGCCCTGGAAGTACAAAGCCGTTATAGCCGTTGAAACGGGCACTGTGTACGAGTCCGTTAACGCTGCGGCCGAGATGCTGGGCGTCAGCCGGGTGACTATATCTGGCCTTCTCAAATCGGGAAAACAGAGCAAAAAGCTTGGACTTAGCTTTCGGTTGATGGCAGAATCTAAGTAAGAGGAGGTCTTATGCATGCCGTATTAGGGTGGCTGGGTGCAGTGTGCTTGGCCTTAAGCGGTCTACCCCAGGCCATTAAGACAGTCCGTACACGCAAGGCTGATGATATCTCCTTCCTATTCCTGTCCCTTTGGCTCGGTGGGGAGGTGCTAACCCTCGCGTACGTCCTCCCGTCTTTAGACTTTCCGCTCATGGTCAACTACCTTGCGAACATCCTAATAGTCGGTACTATTATGAGATTCAAGTTAAAAGGTTCTTGACCCTCGTCCCCAGGTCCGATATTCTGTCCCCTAAGTGGATTTA